GTGAAGAGCATGCCGAGGTCGGCCATTTCGTCGATGAGGGTCGTTGGGGATTCCTTGCCGAGGGTGCGGGCGTTGCCGTAGCGCGAATCCATCCACCTCTCAAAGATTTCCTCGCCGGCTTCAACGCGCAGGATTTCGTCCTTGTAGCGCTCGAGGCCGAAGCCGAAGTCCTGCTGCGCGGGTCCGGGCTTGCCGTCGAGCTTCTTGCCATCCGGCAGCGCCCACTCGCCGGCAAAGCCAATCCCTTCTATGTAGTCCGTTTGGTTTGGCCATTCACGATGCACCACGATGCGGCCGGCAGTGTCATGCACCGTCCAAATCATCGCCCAGTTTTTGCCGCTCGCCGGATCGACCCAGTGGTAGCGGGTGCCTTGCGGGACATCCGAGGCGCGGATGACGTGGACCTTGGGATTGAAGAGCGGGAAGCGGCCGCTGATGGCTTTGGTCGGGACACCGTAAGCGCGGCAGAGGATTTTTTCTTTGGTCTCGCTCTGCAGCTCCTTTTTCATCCGCGACCAGCCGGCCCAGGGGTTGCTCTGCGTGTGGAAGTAAAGAATTGGGCGCCCCTTCGGATTGATCTGCTCAATGGGCACTTTGTCGTAGCCGGAGATCTCGCCTTTGTCGTTTTTGAGCGGGAGCAGCTCGGCGTCCGTATCGGTGATGGTCTTGGCGCCGCTTAGGTAGTCGGCCACGGTCGGCGACCAGCCTTCGACCGGCGTAAAGGTCACGGCGAGCTTGCCGTTGCGGTCAACCAACCGGAAACGGAGGGTTTCGAGGACATCAAGCGGCACCAGCTCGTCCGCCCAGGCGAAATCGATCTCGCCGCCCTCGAGCGTGGACGGATCTTGCGCGTAGTTGCGGAAAATGCAGATCGATTGGTTCGGTGCAACGAATTTTGCCTCGGTGAAGCCACCTTTGACGCTGTAGGTGATGTTGGTGATCTGGCCTTTGCGCGCGTTACGCCATTCCGGCGGCATATATTTCCATACGCGGGGCTGCATTAGCTCAATAGAATTGGGCGCGGTAGTCTGGAACAGCCACACAACGGCTCCGGGCTTGCCATACATGGTTTTAATGGCTTCTTTCGCCGCCCATTCCGTCTTTCCCGAGCGGTTGCCGCCGAGCACCAAGATCTCGCGGTGTTTTTCTAGCAATTCGGACGCGCGCTTCCACACCGGCGGGATGTAGCCATAGCGAAACGGATCTGATGCCTCGCGGGCGATCAGCTCTTCGCGTGTTTTTAAGTATTTCCAGCCTTCGTCCGGTCCCAGTTTCTCGAGCAAGTCGAGATCGACCTGCATGACTGGGTGCGGTGTGGGCTTGAAGCGTTGTGCGTGCTCGTTCATCCGTCATAGCACCCGCACGGCACATGATGCGGGTCGTGTTTGTCCAACCAGTCGAAAAGTTTGAGCTGATCGTCGTCCGCTTTGACGATCTCCGTCCACTTGGTGCCAAATGCCAGCCCTTCCTTCGGCCCCTTGACCTTGACGTTGTCTTCCGGCGCAATCGCCCGCTGGTAGTATTCCGGCGCTTGGTCGCGGAGGCGCAAGATTTCGCGCAGCTTCATGGCGGGGCAGAAGAAGCAGGATGATTTGCCTGCTTGCGGCAGGCCGTGGCGGGCGATGGCCTCGACGCACTCTTTGCGCGCCCACTGCCACTCAATCAAGGGGAACCAGTTGACCGCCGTGCGGCCCTTTGCCAAATCGTTGCTGACGACATAGGTGGCCCGATGGCCCTCGGCAAAGTCAAAGCCAACCGCTTGCGTCACCGTCTTGCAGTCGTTGGTGTCCATCCATTGACGGATGCGCTTACGCTGCGGCTCTTGCTTGTATTTCAGCGAGCAGGCTTTGTATCCGTAGGCAAGACTCGGCAACTGTTGGCGGCGTTTACACTCGCCTTCCAGCCCTTCAAACTCTCCCTTGTAAGTCTTAAAGACCGTCTCAATCGTCAGGCCAAACCACTCTTGGCACTTGTCTGACATAACGCGCAGATGCTCGTAGGTGTGCGGAAGTTCGCCGCCCGTGTCGGCAAAAAGGATCAGCGCAGGGCGGATGCCGCGCTCGCGGAAGCCGCAAAGCATGGCGGTGCTGTTGGTGCCGCCGCCGTAGGCTACGATAAGAGGGTGTTCTGGCATGAAATGTAAATGGGCGCTGGCTGGTTAGCGCTCGGTCCTCCCCAGGACCGTTGTTACGAATTGCCTAGCCAGCGCCCAAAATGTCCAAAGTCGGATTCTCCGCACACGCGAGCTGGTCGATGCGCGCAGTCAGCCACCGGCCGTTGTCTTCGCGGCAGACGGTGACGTAGTCGTTTTCGAGGCCGCCCTGCGCGACAACGTAGAGGACGCGGCAGGTGCCGATGCCGTCTACCTCAACGCGGAAGTTTTGAGGTGGCCAAGAGATCATTGGAAAATAGTGACGGCGCCCCAGTCGTCTTGCGCGCTGGAGCTGGGCATCCCCGGAATGTCCGCGCGGCCACACCACATGAACCGCGGCAAGAACCCGCTTGAGCCGTCAATTAAAGTCATTTTGATTGTTTGCGCTTGCGCATCTCGGCGCAAAGCGCGTCCGCTTTTTTCTTCGCTTCTTTAGCGACAAGTTTCTCGCGCTTGCTCTTGAGCAGCGTGATGGTTTTGTCGATTTCAGCGATTTCGGCGGTCATAATGTTGAAGTCAGTCATAAATCGTAATGCGCCAGAGACCGATCTGAGCGATGCTGTAGCCGAGCCAGATCAGACCGTGCCAGTAGCGGTGCTGGATGAGGCCGAGGTCGATGGCGACCGTGAAATAGATCAATCCGACCAAGGCGATGAGAAAACCGGATGTCATCGGCGCGCTTTGGCGGTCTTGGCTGATGCGCGGAATGCTTTGGCAGTAGGCGCGCCGGCAGAACCGGGCTTGCGCATGCGCTCACCGCTTCCGGCGGCGATGCGGGCCTTTTTGGCGTGAATGTTGGCGTATAGTCCTGCGGGTTTTTTCATAATTATTCTTCTTCGTTGTTTCCGTAGCGGATGGCCCAAGCGAACATGCCGCCATAGGCTGCCAAGGCGCCGAGCACTACGCCCAAGGCGAGGCCGATGAGGATGTAGCCGGCGGCGGTCACTCGTGGACGCGCCTCCATTTGTCTTTCCACATCGACCTCGCCATCGTGGCAGACTTCTCGGCGACTGCTTCCTCGCTCATGTCGGGGCAGACATGGTGGAGCAGCTCATGCAGAACCGTGTCTAGCTCGTCCGCGCCGGATTGACGCGGGTCGATGTAGACCTTGCCGTCGCCCAGCGTCATGCCGTCCGCTTTTTCGCGGCCCAACTTTTTACGGACGATTGCGATGGTTCTGCGTGGGGGCATTTAGGCGAGGTCGGCTGGGCGCGCTTGGAAGAAAACATCGGTCAGATTGTATCTGGCATCGCACTCGGCGCCGCAGGCGGCGTAGCCGGCGACATCGATCCAGTTGTCATGCTTGGCGGCGTGCGCTTGGCGGGCGATCTTCACCAGGATCATCAGCGCGGCGATGTCGGATGCTGTGACCAAGACCTGCGCGCCGTTAGTGCGCGACAGGTAGCTGGAGAACATCTCGGCCTGCGTTGCGAAGTCATCCGCGGGCGAGCCGTAGTCCTCGTTGCGCGATCCGCAGACGGCAGATGACGCGGCATCGAGTGTTTGCTTGGCGGTTTGCATTTAGGCGGCTTTCTTGAGCTGCAACTGCGCGTAGTGGAGGTTGAGCTTGGCCTGAAAGACGGCCCAGTAGTGCTGGATTGAAAAGATGTCAGACACCTCAAAGTCTCCAGCGCGCTCTTTTCCGATGCGGACAATGGCGCGGCGCTGGATTTTCATGTCGGGCCGATTCTCGTTCCACAACTGCTCATAAGCGGCGAGCTGCACCTTATGCGCTCCAACGATAGAGTTACTGGTTTTCCAATCGAGCAGCACAATCTTGCCGTCACGGTCGCGGCTAGGTGCGTCGATGGTTCCGCCGAAGAGGTAATCTTCCGAAACAAGCTGCACCTCCGGCTCAATGACAGTTAGCCCTTCCTCGTCCCACCAGCGGCGGAAGTTCTGGAAAGCAATTCTGGCGTTTTCTACATCTGCCGGCGAATACTCGCTGAGGTCTGGCTCATGGTTGTGCAGGAAGCACTCGATCATAAAATGCGCCACGGTGCCGATATCGGCGGCCTTGTCGCGCACCTTGCGGTAATCCTGACCGTCCATGCCGAGCTTCCACGCCCAATGAATGAGGCCGCTGCTGTCCTCGCCGATCTTGGCGATGGTGCTGGCGCCGGGAACGTCGGTGCCGTCTTTCAACGGATACTTCTGGTGTGCGCGGGTCTTCTCAAGGCGTACGATTTTGCGTCCGTCCTCGGTGAAGCGATCCGGCGCCGCGGGCTTGGCGGCGCGTGCCGCCTTGCCCTTGGTGCTGGGTTTGCGTGTGGTGTTTTTCGCTGGCATGAGAGTTACCAGCTAATCTCTTCGTCGTCGGTGCCGGTCTTGGCCGCGGCGGGCTTGGCTTCCGAAACGTCGAAGCCGTAGCTGGCAGCGCTGCCGCCATCGCCCCAGGTGACTAGTTCAAGCACTTGCACCGCTTTAGGCTGCAGCGTGATGCCAGCGCCGAGGCTGGCCGTGTACCAAGCGTAGGGCACGACCGCGACTTTGATCTTGGAGCCGCCGCCGACATTTGCTTCGAGCGGCTGGCCGTCAGCGCCGAAGAGCTTCGGCTGGCGACTGTACTCTTCGCCGGCCTTGGTCTTACCGATGGCCTTGACCTTGAGCTTGAGTTGGACGAGGCCGTCATTTTCTTCCCAAGGCGCGGCGTGCATCTTGAGCTTGTCCTTCTTCAGCTCGCGCTTTTTGTCGGCGACAAACTCAGCGAGGATTGCTTCGACATCATCGATGAACGGCTTGGCGTCTTCTGCGGACAGCTCAAGATTGACTTTGTAGACCCCAATTTCGTCGAACTTGGTGTCGGCGCGGTTGAGGCTGGGATAGCGAGCGATGCCCGCGGGTGTGGTTAGGGTTTTATTTGGCATGGTTGTTATGTGGTTGGTTGTTGTGTTTGTGTTGGGACTAGAAAATCGGAGCGGCGAAGGATCGTGAGGAAGTCGGAAGCGCGCAGCGTGATGAACCACTCCTCGCCGTTGCGCTTGTGGGCGACGACCGGGAAGAGCTTGGCCTTGGCATCGCGGATGGCTTGGGCCATCCAGTCGCGGATCTTGACGAC